GATAATCTTCAAACATATTTGACACATAAGGGTGTGACTAGCATTGAATGATAAACACCTAAAGAAAATTGTAACTGGAGTTCTAATCTATTTTATCTCTTTCGTAATTGTTACTTACATAACGTTTTATATTAAAGGCTCTATTCCAGACACGCTTGTCCAATTCGGGCTTGGCGGTGGCGCAGTAGAGCTTTTTAGTACAGCGCTTATCCAAATGTGGAAAAAGAAATACGAAAAAGATAATGGCCTGACACAAGATGATGCAGAACTCTTTGATGCAGATTTAAACGAACATAATTCGGAGGAATAAAAAAAATATGGCAAGGATTACATGGGATGGAGTTGGCGAGAAACTCTTTGAAACCGGTACCGATAGAGGCGTCCTTTATATTCAGGATAAGGGAGCATACCCAAAGGGTGTAGCTTGGAATGGTCTTACTTCTGTTACCGAGTCCCCTTCTGGTGCAGATGAGAATGCATTCTATGCAGATAACATCAAGTATGGCAGCCTTCGTGGTGCTGAGGAGTTTGGTGGTACGATCAACTGCTATGCTTACCCGGATGAGTGGGCAGAGTGCGATGGCTCTATCAACGTTGTTCCGGGAGTTGTGCTTGGACAGCAGAAGAGAAAGCCGTTTGGCTTCTCCTATCGCTCTCTGATTGGTAACGATGCGGATGGCATTGACCATGGATATAAGATTCACCTGATCTACAATGCAACCGTATCTCCTTCGGAAGCAGAGTATCAGACTGTAAATGATAGCCCTGAGGGAATCGAGTTCTCTTATGAGTTCACGACGACTCCTATTCCGGTTAACTCTGTTCCTGGAGCAAAGCCGGTTGCTCGCCTTACGATTGACAGCACTAAGGTTAAGGCCGATCAGCTTAAGACTCTTGAGGACAAGATTTACGGAACGGCAGAAACAGAAGCATCTCTTCCGCTTCCGGATGATGTTATTGCTATGTTCCCGAAGACTACAGGCTAATTAAAAACTAAATAAAAACTAAATAATATACCGCTCACACAAGCCCTCTTGGAGATGCTCTCTGAGAGGGCACTTTTTATTAGGAGGATAATCATCATATGTACAAGATTACTGAAAGTTATGTCGATTACGACGGAAACGAAAGAAAAGAAGATTTCTATTTCAACTTTACTGAAGCTGAACTTGCTAAGATGGAACTTTCTGTAACTGGCGGGTTAACAACAATTATTCAAAGAGCAATCGATGCGAAAGATGTCCCGTCATTGATTAAAATATTTGAAGATCTTATTTCAAAATCTTATGGACAGAAATCTCTTGATGGTAGGAGATTTGTAAAGTCTCCTGAAATTCTTGAAGAATTCAAGCAGACCGAGGCCTATTCTCAGATTTATATGCGAATGGCAACAGACGAAAAAGCTGCCGCAGAATTTGTAAATAACGTTATGCCAAAGAAGACTCTGAATGCAGCTACTTCTCATGAGAAAGCAAAAGTACTTCCGATGAATAACTAAGACATTAATAGAGGTGGAGAATGCTTAAGATTACTATAAGCGGAGGAGAGTTTTGGGATAGCTCTAAAGAAGAGTTCTTTACAATTCATCCGATGACTCTTCATCTTGAGCATTCTCTTATCTCTTTGACGCGCTGGGAACAGCACTACAAAAGGCCTTTCTTGAATGAAAAGACAGGCCCGCAAACATTAGAAGAGACGATCTATTACATCAAATGCATGTGCATGGATGAAGATGTTCCAGATTATGTATTTGATAATATGACTCAGGAAAATTATCAGGAGGTTATTGATTACATTCATGACCCGATGACTGCTACTACAATCACTGATAATAGGAAGCAGAAGCAAGGAAAGAAAGAGATATTAACAAGTGAACTAATTTATTATTACATGACTACTTTTAACATTCCTTTTGAATGCGAGAAATGGCATCTTAATAATCTTATAACGCTTATCCAAATTGCGTCTGCTAAAAACAATCCGGAAAAGATGTCAAAGGCAGACACACTCAGACGCAACGCAGCAGCTAGTAAGGCATGGAGAGCTGCTCATCATAGTAAGGGGTAACAGATGTCTTTAACGATCAAAATGGAACGAAAAGGTAATCTTAAGAATACATCTAAATTCTTAAGAATTTTACAAGAAAAACTTTGGCTTAAAAATCTTAATAAATATGGAGAAATGGGAGTCAAAGCACTTGAAATAGCAACACCAAAAGATTCTGGATTAACTGCAAAATCTTGGTTTTATCAAATCGATGATGACGGAAAAACATTAACTATATCGTGGCACAACTCAAATGTTAAGAAGGGATATTTTAATGTTGCTTTAATGCTTCAGTATGGGCATGGAACAAAAAGTGGTACTTGGGTTAATGGCGTCGATTATATTAATCCAGCAATGGACCCAGTTTTTAAAGATATAGAAGCTGGAATTTGGAAAGAAATAGAGCAAGCTTAGGAGGAGGTGAATTATATTTTATGGCAGGTGTAGATACACAAGTTGTAAAGATGCAATTTGACAATGCACAGTTTGAGTCTAGTGTCAAAGAAACGATCAATTCCCTTAATAAGCTTAATGAAAGTGTAAATAAAAACACCGAGAACTCTGGAAAAGAAGTTCTTTCCGGAATGTCGAAGTCTCTTGATGACGTTAATACTAAACTAGAAAAAACGCCAGCAACAATGGAGACTATTAATAAGAAATTTTCAGCGCTTGGAGTAATAGGCGACCAAGTGCTTAGAAATATAGGAAACGGCCTCACAAGCATATTAAAGAAAACTATTAATCTTTTAAATGCTCCTTGGAATCAGATAAAATCTGGGGGTTGGAATAGAGCATTTAATCTTGATCAGGCTGAATTTCAGTTATCCGGCTTAGGACTAGAGTGGAAATCTGTCAGTAAGGATATGTCTTATGCCGTTAATCAGACCGCTTATGGTTTGGATTCGGCAGCTAAGGCAGCAGCAATCCTTGCAACCACAGGAGTAAAAGTTAGTAACAACATTAAGCTTACTGCTAATAATGTTGATGAAATGGCAGAAAAGTTCAAAGGTCAGCATGCAGCGACTCTTATAGCTAATGGTGATCTTGATGAGATGTCCGTAGCATTGAGAGCTATTTCTGGTATTGCCGCTCAGACCGGTTCTGATTATGACCAGATAGCTAATATATTTGCTAATGCGGCAGGACAGGGTAAAGTAATGGGCAACGAACTCACCCAGCTTTCTTACCATGGTCTTAATGCCGCAGCGACTCTTGGGAAAGCTCTTGGGAAATCTGAAGCCGAAGTAAGAGACATGGCTTCAAAAGGCAAAATTAGTTTCCAGACTTTCTCAAATGCAATGTATGATGCGTTCGCTGACCACGCCATTGAAGCAAACAACACCTTTAGTGGTGCCTTAGCAAACGTTAAAGCAGCTCTTTCAAAGATAGGTGCTGAAGTTTCGCTTCCTTTCCTTAAAGAGATGCCACAGTTATTGAACGCTGTAAGACTTTCTATAAATGATCTTAAGGCTGATCTTGGACCATTTATAGATACTATTAATTCTATTGTTAAAGGCACAATAGAAGGCCTTACAAATATTGTTGAAAAAATTAGAAGCAGTTTAATTATAAAAGATTTTGTAACTGCTCTGTATAATTCGTTCTTATTCTTAGCTCAGATATTTATAGTAATTGCCGGTGAATTTGACAAGGCTTTTGGCCCTAGTGTTGCTAAATTAAAGATATTTTCGGCCAATGTAAGAAGCGTTTCAAATTATATTCAGGTTACTTCAAAAGTAGCTAAAGTTTTAAGCGCTATTTTTAATGTTCTGTTCGAAACTATTAAAACTGTTGGAGTAGCAATAAAGTATTTTGTTCTTATTATTGGAGCTTTAATCAATAAAATAGGACAGCTTTCTCAGAAAGTCAATCAGTCTGGTACAGTTCTTAATAGCTTCAAAATTATATTTGAGAAGCTTGGTGCTGCTGCGAACCAGTTTAAGGATAACTTAGTTTCAGCATTTCAAAAGATAGGAGATCTTCCTGGAGTACAGAAACTTACAGCCTCTTTACAAAGATTTAAAAAAGTTATTATAGATCCTGCAATTCAAAAAGCAGTTACAGCATTCTCAAATTTTGCAAATAAGTTAAACATTAAGGTTCCTAAGTTCGATGGATTTCTTTCTGTTATAGACAAAATTGCTAGCAAGTTAGCAGATTTTCTTAATAAGTTTATTGATTTCAAAGAGGGCATTAAATCCAACGCAGAAGGTGTTAAAGATGGATTTAGTGTCTTCTCTTCAATTAAAGAGATTCTCAGTAATATCTGGGAGGGTATAAAGGGCATTTTCTCGAATATTATTGCAAAATTTCAAGAGATGAAACCCGCAATAGATGTTATAAAGAGTGCTGGAGTTGGAATTAAAGAAGGCTTCTCTGGAGTTATTGGTGCTGCTGCAAATTCTAGCAAAGCAATGATGGATTTTTCTAGAATTTGTAATACAGTTGGAACTTATATTCAGACATTCTTCACTTCAATGACTACTTGGTCAAGTCAATTCTCAATGGCAATCACAAGTATAGGCACTGGGTTATCTTCTGGACTTAGCTCCTTAGCGTTTGGGGTGTCGGCAATGGGCGTTGCTCTTCAGACGTATAACAAAGTTGATGCGAATAAGATTCTTAAAGTCGCTGGGTCTGTTGCTATTCTTGCAGCTTCATTTTTTGCTCTTTCTACGGTACCAAGAAAAAGACTCATTAGCGCGGTTGTTGGTATGGCCACTGCATTAGGTGTTTTAACAACCGTCATGCTG